ATCTGCAAATTAAGCTTGTCAACGGTGCTACCATTAGCCTCAAAGGTGCCGACAGACCAGAGACAATGCGAGGTGTCAGCCTTAAGTTTCTAGTCATGGACGAATACGCTGACATGAAACCAGAGGTGTTTGAGCAGATCTTGAGACCCGCCTTGGCGGATCAGAAGGGATGTGCAATGTTCATTGGGACACCAATGGGAAGGAACCACTTTTACGAACTGTACAAATATGCGGAACTAGATGATGACCCTACGTACAAAGCTTGGCACTTTACTAGCTACGATAATCCGTTGTTGGACCCCGGTGAAATCGACATTGCTAAAAGGTCTATGTCTTCTTATGCGTTCCGTCAGGAGTTTATGGCGTCGTTTGAAGCCCGTGGGTCAGAAATGTTTAAGGAAGACTGGGTTAAGTTTAGTGAAGATGAGCCGGAAGTAGGAGATTATTACATTGCCGTTGACTTGGCAGGCTTTGAAGAAGTCAACAAAAAGAAAACTAAAAGTAGTAAACTTGACGAAACAGCGATTGCCGTGGCTAAGGTCAATGAGCATGGTTGGTATGTTGACAATATCATATACGGTCGATGGACACTTGACGAAACGGCACTTAAGATATTTCAGGCCGTTAGAGATTACCGCCCCATATCAGTTGGTATTGAAAGAGGTATCGCTAAGCAAGCTGTAATGTCTCCTTTGATGGACATGCAAAAACGCTATGGTATGTTCTTTAGAGTAGAAGAACTTACTCATGGAAACAGAAAGAAAACAGACCGTGTAATGTGGGCGTTACAAGGACGGTTTGAAAACGGACACATAACGCTAAACAAAGGGGAGTGGAATAGTCGTTTCTTAGACCAGCTGTTTCAATTTCCTGATCCATTAACCCATGACGATTTAGTAGATGCCTTAGCGTACATTGATCAGTTAGCTAATGTTCCTTATGGCATTGATGATCTAGATTTTGACGAGCCTGAAATTTTAGATATTGTAGCAGGATATTAACATGAGTGAAGAACTATACGAACAAGATCCTCTGATGATCCAAGAAGCTCTAGAAGATTGGGTTATAACTAAGTGTGAAGACTGGAGGGATAACTACGAAAGCAATTATGAACAGAAATTTGAAGAATATTATAGATTATGGCGTGGTATATGGGACCCTGCTGACAGTGAGCGTGGGTCTGAGCGTTCCCGTATTATTTCTCCTGCACTTCAACAGGCAGTTGAGTCTAATGTAGCAGAGCTGGAAGAGGCTACGTTTGGTCGTGGTAAGTGGTTTGACGTCAGTGACAACATGGGTGATACCCAAAAGCAAGATGTGCAGTTTCTTCGTAATAAACTGACGGAAGACTTTGAAAACTGTATGGTACGTAAGGCGGTTGCTGAGTGTCTTATTAATGCAGCAGTCTTTGGTACAGGCATCGGTGAAATCATTATTGAAGAAATGAAGGAGATGGCTCCTGCTACTCAACCTATTATGGGTGGAGATTTGCAAGCAGTAGGAGTTAACATCACTGAGCGTGTCAAGGTAAAGCTTAAGCCTGTACTACCTCAAAACTTCTTAATTGACCCTGTAGCCACATCAGTAGAAGATGCTATGGGTGTAGCTATTGATGAGTTTGTGGGTCGTCATCAAGTAGAACTGTTACAAGAACAGGGGGTGTACCGTGACGTATATGTTGGTTCTGCCGCTCCTGATACTGACTTGGAACCTGACCAAGATTTAACTGTTTATGGCGATGACAAAGTTCGTTTAACTAAGTACTATGGTTTAGTGCCACGAGAGCTTCTAGACGCCGCTATGAGCGACGATAGCGAAGAATTGGTAGAAGAGGAAGGGTCAGAATCAAAGTACGTAGAAGCCGTTGTAGTCATTGCTAACGGAGGCATACTTCTTAAAGCTGAAGCTAACCCTTATATGATGGAAGACCGTCCTGTTGTTGCGTTTCCTTGGGACGTAGTACCCGGACGTTTCTGGGGTCGTGGCGTATGTGAAAAAGGTTATAATAGTCAAAAAGCACTTGACACAGAGCTACGTGCAAGGATTGACGCACTAAGTCTTACGATCCATCCTATGATGGCTATTGACGCAACTAGGCTACCTCGTGGTTCTAAACCTGAAGTACGTCCCGGAAAGATGATACTAACTAGTGGAGATCCTCGTGAAGTCCTTCAACCTTTTAACTTTGGTCAAGTTAGTCAAATCACTTTTGCTCAGGCCGGAGCATTGCAGCAGATGGTACAGCAAGCAACAGGAGCAGTGGACTCAGCAGGAATTGCGGGTCAGGTTAATGGCGAGAGTACTGCCGCTGGCATTAGTATGTCTCTTGGCGCTATTATTAAACGCCATAAGCGTACACTGATTAACTTCCAACAATCATTTCTTATCCCATTTGTCAAAAAGGCTGCTTATCGTTACATGCAGTTTGATCCTGAGTCATACCCTGTAGCTGACTACAAGTTTAACGCAAGCAGTACGTTAGGTATTATTGCTCGTGAGTACGAAGTAACTCAGCTAGTACAGTTGTTGCAGACTATGGGTAAAGACTCACCACTGTACAACACACTAATTCAATCTGTTATTGACAACATGAACTTGTCTAACCGTGAAGAACTTCTTTCGGCAATGGCACAAGCCATGCAGCCTAATCCTCAAGCACAACAAATGCAACAACAAGTACAACAATTACAAATGCAGTTCCAACAATCACAAACTGCGGCACTATCTGCTCAAGCTCAAGAATCGTCTGCTAGGGCTGCTAAGTTGGCTGCTGAGGCTCAAGCAGTACCTCAAGAACTAGAAATTGACAAAATCAACGCTATTACTCGAAACCTTAAAGAAGGCGATCAAGAAGACAAAGAGTTTGAGCGACGTATGCGTGTTGCTGACACTCTTCTTAAAGAAAAGCAAATAGAAGGCAAAACTAATGCTAATAACGCAAAAAGAAATGCAGTCCCTACTGGACCAAGTGAACAACCACTTCAAAGGAACATTCCAGCGTCTAGAGGACTTGGAACGCAAGGTGGAGGAACTCAGTAATGCCAAAGTCCAAGGACCCAAAACTAGCACGGGCGGGCGTAAGCGGGTACAACAAGCCAAAGCGGACGCCTAGCCACCCAACGAAGAAGTTTGTAGTAGTAGCCAAGGAAGGTGACAAAACTAAGACTATTCGTTTTGGTGACGCTAAGATGACTATTAAAAAAGACCAGCCTGCACGTCGTAAGTCGTTTAGGGCACGTCACAAGTGCGACACTAATCCACCCAGTAAACTAACGGCACGATATTGGTCGTGTAAGAAATGGTGATAATATGAAAGTTAATGCACCTAAAGGACATCATTGGATGAAGAGTGGCAAAGGTTATAAACTAATGAAAGACCCTGCAGACGGCTACAAGCCACACAAAGGTGCGTCTAAGTCTGCAAACTTTGAAGTCCAAAAAGTCCACAAAAAGTAAGGAGGCTACTATGCCACATTGTACAGGTAAGCGTAAGAAGAAAAAAGGTAAGAGCAAACCCAAGGGGTACTAAAGATGCCTAAAGCTAAAACTAAGAAAGCTAACGACGCTTGTGCAAAGAAGGTCAAGTCCAGATACAAGGTCTGGCCTTCTGCATACGCCTCTGGTGCTGTAGCTAAATGCCGCAAGGTCGGCGCTAAGAACTGGGGTAACAAAAGTGGCCGTAAGAAAAAGTAAGAAAGGTGCTGCCCTTAAGAAGTGGTTTAAGGAGGAGTGGGTAGACGTAAAGACAGGTAAGCCTTGTGGTCGTAAGTCTGCAAAGAAAGGTGAGTCTAAGCGTCCGTACCCTTCTTGTAGGCCAAAGTCTGTTGCAGCTAAAATGACTAAAGCTGAGAAAGCTTCTTCTGCTCGTCGTAAGACAGGACCAAAACGTATAGCCCATGCAGTAACAGCATCAGGCCGTAGAAGAAAGTCTACAAGAAATGCTTGACAAACGTTAAAAAGTATGGTATAATAAAACTATAGTTAACAACATTAGAGGAAACTATGACTCCTGAGCTTGAAACCTACTTCGACAACTACAACGAACTCTTCAATCACGAAGGTTTCAAACAACTCTTACAAGAGTTATCTAACAACGCACAACAGTTGGCTGATATTCAGACCGTAAAAGATTCTGAAGATCTTCACTTTCGTAAAGGCCAAGTTGCTGCTTTTGCTACTGTAATTAATCTACAAGGCACTATAGAAGCGGCTAGAGAGCAAGCAGAAGCAGAAGACGAAGGTCCTGTCGGTGTATAAAATTTATGACTTCCGTTGTACTAACGGACATGTCTTTGAAGAATTTGTAAAGGACGGTACTACAACCAGTAGGTGCGGTTGTGGTGCCAACGCTACAAAAATGGTATCTGCCCCGTCTTTTCACCTTAATGGTTCCGATGGTTCATTCCCCGGAGCACACATGAAATGGGTTAGGGAACACGAAAAAGCAGGTAATAAACAATAACTCCATAATGATTATAATCACGGAGCTTAATAATGTCAAGAGCGACACTAGTTGACCCACAACCAGAAATGGATAATGTGGATGATATAAACGAAGAAGCAGTTGAGACTCAGTTTGTAGAAGAAGAAGTAACTGAACAACCTCAAGAGCAACCTACTATTCCAGAGAAGTACCAAGGTAAGTCTTTGGAAGAAGTCGTACAGATGCACCAAGAGGCTGAAAAGCTTTTAGGTCGTCAGTCAGGCGAAGTAGGAGAACTTCGTAAAGTGGTGGATGATTACATTTCTAGTCAAACACCAATTCAAGCACCTCAACAACATGTTGAGCCTGAAGAAGATATAGATTACTTCACTGATCCACAAGGTGCTGTTAATCGTGCTATTGAGAACCATCCTAAGATTCGAGAAGCAGAGCAGTATTCATCGCAGTATAAGCAACAAGCTGCATTGGCTACTCTCAATACTAAACACCCAGACATGCAAGAGATCCTTGGTGATCCCAAGTTTGCTGAGTGGATTAAAGCTTCAAAGATTAGGACTCAATTATTTGTAGCCGCTGACCAACAGTATGATGCTGACTCTGCTGACGAACTGTTTACACTCTGGAAAGAACGTAAAGCAGTAACACAGCAAACTGCCAATGTTGAAAAACAGGCACGTAAGCAACAACTCAAGGCAGCTAATACAGGTAACGCACGAGGCAGTAGCGAAGGGACTAGGAAGAAAGTGTATCGACGGGCCGATATTATTAAACTTATGAGAACAGACCCCGACCGTTATACAGCATTAGCCGATGAAATCATGGCAGCGTATGCGGAGGGTCGCGTAAAATAATCTAGGAGATTATCATGGCTACTCAAACTTATCCCGGTACGGTTGGCGGCGGAAGTATCGTCAACAAAGCTGCCGCTGCTACTTTCATTCCAGAAATCTGGAGTGACGAAGTAATTGCTGCATATCAAAAGAACCTGAAGATGGCTCCGCTTGTTAAGAAGCTGCCAATGACAGGTAAGAAAGGCGATGTAATTCACATCCCTAAGCCTATCCGTGGCGCTGCCTCTGCTAAGGTTGCTGACACTGCTGTCAACATCCAAGCAAACGTAGAAGGCGAATTGCAGATCACTGTTGATCGTCACTTCGAGTACTCACGTTTCATCGAAGACAT